GGACCACCTTGATCAGATCGTAATTGATTTATTTCAGCATGAATACGACCTTTATGAACATACCTTTGTATCGAATCTATAAATGTGGAATGAAATTTATTTATCTCTCGAGCTTCTTTAATTAATTTTGCAACAGGATGCTCACAATTAGCTAACCAGTTTGTTGTAAATGATGGTTCATCAGATTTAGGAGTTCTTGGGTAGTCCACACCAATGCGATCAAATACTTGTGCAACACTTCTTGCTGCCCAAATATCTACTCCTAAAGTAGTTTGTTTTTTTATTTTTGATAATAATTGTGATTCTTTTTGTTTGAATTCTTTTTTCAAACGACTTGCTTTTTCTTCATCTACCCTAATTCCAGTTGCTCTCATTTTATGTAAGATAGGCAGTAACTGCATTTCCATCTCCCACACATCATTCAATGATTGTTGTTGAATCTCTGCTTTAAATCTTTGCCACAATCTTAATGTTAAACCCGCATCTTGTTCTGCATAGAAACCTACGTAACCAGCAGGCATCCTCCACAAATCTTGTTTTGCATCAATACCCCACTCCTTTGCTTTTTCATTTAAAAATGTTTCATTTTTAATTTCACCTAAATAATCTTTCGCACATGCATTTAAAGAAAAGCTCCATCTATTTTCATCAATTAAAGCTGCGGCTACCATCGTATCTACAATTTTTCCATTAACTTCAAAACCATTAGCAAGTAACCAACCTACATCATAAGAGGCATTATGAAATATTTTTGTACTGGGCCTTTTAAGTAAATCAACCATAAACGCAGTTGTTACTGCAAGATCCATGTTACCTCCAGCATCATGTTGTATTGGAAAATACCACTGCTGACCTAATGCGGCTACAGCAAATCCAACAATACCTCCGTCAAAAGTTGCCCATCCCGAACCTTTTGTTTTTAAATTTGGATCTTTTGTTTCTAAATCTATTGCTACTTCATCAGCATTTCTTAAATCAGGGTACTCTGATGGAGCTACCCAATCGCTATCATTGTAAATAAAATTTAATTGATGACTCATGCGTCTTGCATTTGTGCTATCTCAGCCGCGAGTTCTTCTACCTCACCTTGTGATACCAACTCTTCTTCTTTTTGCTTTGCTTTTTTCTTCATAAAACTAATCTCCATTTCACAATAATGAATTATTTTTTCTAAATCTTGTATTCCACCTTTGTTTTTGTATCTGCACGTATATCTAATTACATTAGCTTGAAACGGATTAAGTGCATTTTCTTGTATAAAAGTCCATGGTTCTATGACGAAAGATTTGTAATGAGATCCACCAATCTGTTTTTTAGGCATAATTACTTTTATACAATTTATAATATTTAGACAAGGGAAAATGATACTTATGGTATGTACCTAATAAATGTAAAGTGTTTACTGTCCTTGTAACTCCTGTATACCAAACTCTTAATTCTTTTACTCTATCTAATAAATTTTTTCTGTCAAAATGAGATGGAAAATTACACTTAGCAGATAAAACAACATTATCAGCTTCACCGCCTTTTACTTGGTGTATCGTATCAATAATTATTCTAGCTTTAGAATCAAGATCAGTTTCGTTGTTTAGAAGTTTTCTAAAGTAGGCTTTTTCTCTGTCTTTAAATTTTCTTTGAAAAGCGTCCAACCATGTAGTTTTTTCTTCAGTCATGCCACATTGTAAATGTAACTGTTCAAAATTGAATACTTGGTTTGGATGTGCAAAGCTCCATTTTTTACTGTCCGCTGACCGGTAGCCGTGATCTATATTTAAAAGATAAGTATAAAGATTACATGCGTCTTCTCTAGTTATTGCACCACCATTTGTAATATTATTCCAATCACAAATAGCTTTCCATTGATTAATATCAAATGACTTGTTTCCCCGCATATCTTGAAAATATAAACCTAATCTTCTTGCCTCATCTTGTAATTCTTTTTTAACATCATTTATTCTAGCTAATACCATCCATGAACCTTGTATTTCCCAAGGAATTTTTTTTAAACTACTACACTTACTTATTTCACCGTCTTTGCCGTTAGAGGTAAACTCTTTTTTTACTCTATATCCCTCCATACCATTTAAGATACACCGAGAAAAGAAATGAACTTTTTTGTTTAATCTTCTCGATTGTTGTAAAATTTTTACTTTGCCGGGAAAACTTTGAAAAAAACTTACATCAGCACCGTTCCACTCGTAGATAGCCTGATCATCATCACCTGCTAAATAAACTTTTTGGGAATTCATTGCTAATTTAACAACCATGTCCCACTGCAGAGGGGTAAGGTCTTGAGCTTCGTCCACCATCAATACTTTAAAAGATAAAGGTAATCCATTATCAATATATTTTTGAACCATATCAGTAAAATCTAATCTATCATTTTTAAACTCACCTGGATTAGCTTCGTATGTTTTATACTGCTCATACCCTGCAATAATAGATTTAAATTGTTGTAATCTAACTTTTTTTCTCGGCTCCTTCTTATACAAATCAATAGGGTTCATTTTCATATTTCTTGCTCTATCATAAATTTGTAAAGACCAATTGTTATAAACTTTTTGATCATCCCAAGTTGGCTTATAATTTATCTTAACCGTTCCGTATTGTGTATGGAATTGCAACATATCTACCCTTGGATCTAATACAGGTATGTCTGCAAATTGTTGTCTAGCTAAACTATGTAAAGTTCTAAAATACTTAAAATCTTCTTCATCATATCCTTTAAATTGTTTTCTTACTCTATCCCTACACTCTTCAACCGCTTTGTTAGTAAAAGATATGTAACAGATATCATCAGGCGATAAACCTCTTCTTAAAAATTTTTTTACTCTTTCTAAAAGTCTATGAGTTTTACCTGTCCCTGGTGGACCAAAAAATTTAATTGTTTTCCCATGGAGCTTTTGTTTTAGTGAATTTGACATTTTTGTTTTTATGTTCCGTTTGTTTTGGTAATTTGGCCACCCAGTGCCTTGCTTGGATACCTTGAAATTTTGCTTTTTTATCACAACCTGCTCCTTGCAGGAATACTGTACACTCTTTTTCTGACCAATTGTAGCCTTGTTTTTTCATAAACTGTCTAAATGTTTCAAGTTTAAATCTTATTTCATTACCCTCTTGATAAATATTGTCATGCTCTATTTGATCAAACTCTGTAATAGTGTCGGTGTCCTCAAAAAATTTAACTATTCTAGTATTAAATACTTCTTTTCTTTCCTCATCACCATCAAAACCTTCCATGTCTTGTTTATTTGAAATTAATTCCTCTAACCAATCTCTGTAGGGATCAGGATCTCTTTTACTAGCTCTTAAAGGTCTCCAAACGATATCGTAATTAAGTAATCTTTCACCTAACAATTGTTGTTGATATAATTGTTTAGTGTCTAGTTTTACTAGCTTGCCTTGTATAGGTAATAACCAATAAGGTTCAGGATATGAATTTACTTTAATTAATTTTCCTACCTCAGGTATAGCTTCATTTAAACCTATACCATATTTTCTTTTTGCACACTGTGTAGAGCCATTACAAAACATACGAGCAACAGAAGTCCCGCATTTATAAGAGTAATCTTTTTTATCAACTTGTTCTATAACTTTTGCAATCTCCTTAGGTGTAAGAGGTGGAATACATATCTTTTTGTTTAAATCTCTTATCTCTGCTTCCCAATAATCTTTGTCTTCGTTTATCTTTTTACATAAAATACCGACATTAAACATAGCATCATTACGACCTTCACCTTCTTTGATTTGATTTCTAATAAATTTGTTTACACAATTAGGCCATTGTTTGTTTTCGTTGTCCGTTGCTGTTTTAAGTTGATTAAATTGTTCTTTAGAAATTATAAATTGTTTAATGTATTCTAAATATTTATCAAAAGGTAAGCTTTGTGCTTCATCGTCCATTGCACAACGTGTTGGAAACTTTGCATTATAGTAAGGTAAATTTACAAATTGACCTTTTTGTTTATCGTCCCACTTTTCAGGACTTAAATCTACAGTATCTTGTGCAGGAAAAATATCTGTTTTTGCATCATTAACACCTAAATCAGATGCGATGGCTATCATTTTTTTTCTCATATCTACCGCAGGGACAGCCTCAGATAAATGTAAAATTAAATGTAAACCATTTGATTTTGACCTGTAAGGGACAAAAGGATATTTTCTTTCTCTTATAATTTTAATGAATTTTTTATGATCAATGTTATATCTATCAACATCAATTACGCCCCAACTTGTAGTAGAGTTATCTCTTATTGGAACTGAACCAAAACTATCCACTCCCTCTAAATGATCTAACCAGTTTTGATCCGTCATTGGGGTAGGATTTATCCAGCTTCGCCACTCGTCTTTTCCGTCTGATCTTTTTTTACCTAATTTTTTAGATTGACCATGATATGTATCAGACCCTTGGAACAGCTTTTTGAACTGCTCCAAGGATTTACTAAAGTCCATGTTTAAAATGGTGTTTTAGCTGATTCTTCTTCTTGGCCGTGTTTTACTTTAACACTACCACTCATTAAAGATTGTCTAAACTTATAAGCTCTATTAACTAAGCTTTCGTCTTGAACTAATCCCTCTGATGTAATCTCCCAACCATACCAAGAACCTAATTGGTTTTTTTCCAAAACGGTTTTCAATCTGTATTGTTGAGTAAATGGTGCAGGTCTGAAGAAACCTTTGCCATCTTTTTTTGGAACTTGCATCATATTCATCATTGAATTCCACTTCTTAGATTTTTTTCTTTGAGTAGATTTCATTGTAATTAATGCTTCGCTGGCCATACTTTCTTCGACTACGACTACAAAATGAGAAGCTGTTTCTTCTATGTAGTTTCCTGATTCCAATCTATCTTTGCCGTCATCACCTCTATTTGTTTTAGACATGATATCGCTATCAGCAGGATAAATATTTCTAGGTGCATTACTGCCCTCTTGTCCTCTGTCTGCCCATTCAATGTATTCAAACTTGTAATAAGCAGGGATAACTAATATACCTTTATTACCGTCATACAGTTTATCTGTAACAGTATTGTATATCATTCCTGGTTTTGCAGCATCAATATACTTAGAATCGCCAGCTGTCACTTGCGGTGATAGTTGACCTAAAATTTTAAGAAATGGTAACTGCAGTGATTTGCTATCAATGTTTTCGAAACCTTGATCTGCAAATTTTTCTATGTCGATTGTTGCTACTTCGTTTTTCTTTTTTGTAGCTACGTCTTTGCCGTTAGACATGTTTACTCCTTCGTTTTTAGTTTAGCTTTATTTGCAATATAGATACCAAATAAATCAAACGGGAGTTCCTTTCCTTTTTCAACTTGTTCTTTAGCAAAAGCTTTTAACGTCATAGGTTCTACCTTTTGTTTTTGCAAATATTTAAACCCATATTGCTCGCAAACTTTTACTAGCTCTGCAACTTGATTGTCTTGTCCTCTATTAAAAGTTGTTGTGACTGTATTTTTAATTAAATCTCCAAAACCCTTATCTCGAAGCCAACTAAAAGCTTCATCGGTACGACTCTCAGGTATTCTAGCCCCATAAAAAGGTTTAACTTCAACTTGCGTACCATCAGCAAGTTTTATTGCGTTAACACCAGCTTCTTGCATAAGCTCAGGTATTTTTCGTTCCTGATAATCTTTGTATTTTGCTTTTTTAACGGAAAGTGCTTCCTCAGCTTGTTCTATCTCATTTTCAAGTTTTTTCATTTCGTTACAAGCATCAGATATAGATTTAGTGCTTGCAGTATCAACTTCTAAATTTGAAAATTTTTCGATATCCATATCCTATCTGCTTATAGATTATTCACTTGCAAAGTCAAACACAAAAATATAAAACAGTGTTGGATATGGCAGGTTGGAAATACCCGTATAAAACTAAACCTTATGAGCATCAGCGTAGGGCCTTAAAAGAGTCTGCGGAAAGGACCACTTATGCTCTTTTTATGGAGATGGGTACAGGAAAAACCAAAACTACAATAGACAATATAGCTTACCTATATTTAAAAAAACGTATAGATTCCGCCCTTATTGTTGCACCAAAATCGGTATATACAGTGTGGAAGAACGAGATAAATACACATCTACCTGATCAAATAGAACGAATCACGTACGCTTGGAAAGTAGATAAACCAAAACAATTACAACCTTTCATAACAAAAAAAGGTTTATTAAAATTTTTTTTAATTAATGTAGAGGCATTATCCACAAAGAAAGGATTAGAGATATGTAATAAATATTTATTAAATCAACCAAACAACATTATGGTCATAGATGAGTCTACAACAATTAAAAATCCTAAAGCTAAGAGAACTAAAAATATATTAGCTTTACGTTGGAGAGCTAAAATGCGTAGGATTTTAACAGGTTCTCCAGTAACTAAATCTCCATTAGACTTATATTCTCAATGTGCTTTTTTAGATCCTGCATTATTAGGTTTTAAAAGTTATTATGCTTTCAGAAATAGGTATTGTACTTTTGATGAGGTGTACATTGCAAGA